TCAAAGAAGAGACGTTCCAATGGCAACAGACGACAATCTGGTTTCTTAAAGCCAACCCGTATCAGTGATGAACTTGCTGAATTCCTTGGAAAGACTGTTGGCACTGAAATGGCCAGAACAGTTGTTAGTAAGGAAATCAACAGTTACATTCGCGCAAACAAACTACAAGACCCAGCCAATGGCCGTAAAATCAACCCTGATTTAAAGCTTTCTAAGCTATTAAAGATTAACAAGGGTGAGGAACTAACATACTTCAACTTTCAAAAGTACATGAATCACCACTTCATTAAGCAAGTTCCAGTTGCCACTGCTTAAATTATTAATATAACTAATATACTATTTGAATTATAAAAATGAAATAATATACAATTGAAACAAAAAGAAAAAATGGAAAAAATATTACATAAAATACAAAAAGATTTATGTAATATAATAGAATTGTAATGTAAATAAATAAAATAGTGAATAAAACAATATAAAAATTAAAATGCCAATTATCATATAGTAAGGAAAGTTATGTCAAAACCTACTGAAACGATTGAAAATGATGATGATGTTTTTATGGACGATTTTGATGAAAAACCAACAAATAATAAATCAGAGTTAAAGAATGAATTAAAATCCGACATTGCTACATCCGATAAAACAAAACTAGAAATCTCTTTTATGGACAAAGTAAAGAATTACGTTGCTAAAAATAAAACAAAAGTATATATATTAACACCATGTTACGGAAGTCTTTGTTTTGTAAATTATGTTTTGTGTATAATGGCAACACAAGATTTGTTACGTAGTCTTGGTATTGGAATTAAAGTAGAATTTTGTAGAAATGATAGTTTAGTATCGCGCGCGCGTAATAATTTAGTAGCCAAAGCAATGAATGACCCCGAAATGACACATATGTTATTTATTGATGCGGATATTACGTGGGATCCAACTGATATATTAAAGTTAATTGTAAGTAATAAAGCATTATGTGGCGGAGTCTATCCATTAAAACATTATTATTGGGAAAAAATAGCAAAGGATTCACAATCAAAAAATGTAGCCAAAGAATGGATTGATAAAAAGAATAAATCGCAATTCAAAGACGCTATTAGTGATGAAAGTATGATACAACATAATTTATTAAGATATAATATTAATTATATTAACAATGTGTTATCTATTGAGAACAACTTAGCTAAAATCAAACATTTAGCAACTGGCTTTATGATGTTTAAACGAAGCACAATTGAACAAATGTCAAAAGCATATCCTTCTACCAAATATACTGATGATGTAGGATTTTTACAAGGAACTGAAAATAATTATGCTTATGCTTTATTTGACTGTGGAGTAGAAGACGACCATTATTATTCTGAAGATTGGCTATTTTGTCATCGTTGGACAAAAATGGGTGGAAATATTTGGTTAGATGTTACTATCAATTTAATTCATACTGGAAATGAAGATTTCAGAGGTTCATATTTATCTACTATTATTTAATGTGATTACTTAAATAAAGAAAAAAATATTATATTATAAAACAATTTATAATATAATAAAAATAAATTTACTTAACAAATAAAAACCCTTCTTTCTCCATTACATTATATAATTTTTCAAAATTGATATTGATAACATTATTTTCAGTTTTATAATTATCCAAACAATCATTTTTTTCCAATTGAAATAATTGATATGTCCTTAATAATAATTCGTAATTTTTTATATATTTTGTATTTTTTATTAACCAAACATAAAAACTGTAAGGTTGTTTATTATTTTTTAATTCTTTTTCAGAATATTTCATATATTCATAATACCATTTGAATGTTTCATTCAATGATGTTTCATTATTAATATTATAATCGGTTCCTGATAAAATCATTATTTCATTAAATATTTGCGAAGACATATTCAAGTCAGATAAAATTTTATTTCTATCATACAAAACCGCTGTATGATTTAATAAACTAATATGACGAATAACATAATTACAACCATATAAGAACATATCCATATCATCGCTTACGCACCCCCATACTTGTTCTGTCTTATTTAAATAAGCACATAATTGGTCTGCTTCACATGGTGCTATAAAGTACGATACCCCGTACGCATCAAATAATTGTTTTACCTTACATACATCATCGTCTTTTACGCGAATAAATTGTTTTTTTAATAATTCCATTTCTACTATTTTTTCTTCTTTCTTTTCTTCATTTGTTTCTAATAATAAGTGTTCTTTTATATTTAGATATTTCTTTTCAGCTTCCATTTTATCAATAAGCCGTTTTATTAGCAATTGTTTTTTTTCAGGGGGCGGTTTTCCATCAAATATAAATATAGGGCTAATATCATATTTTTTCAATATAGATATAAATAAATACATATTTTCCATCAACGCATTTTCGCTTAAGAATTTATACAAATATATACTAACATCAATTACTAATTTTTTTCCTGTTAATTTACTTAAATGAATTTTGGTTATTGACTTTTTGTTACAGTTGTCTAATAAGAACCTGTTTAAATTTTTTATTCCCATTTTGTTGGATTTTATATTTTGCAATTTGTATTCAATAATAAAATTCTTCAATTTTTTGAATAATAGAAATATTTTCTTTATTTATTATAACCAATGAAACAAATAACGAAAGAAATAACTGAATTTTTAAACAATTTTAAAAATAAAATTCCATCAATAAAGTTCTCAATGGATAGTAAAAATTTTCTAAAAGAATTATTTATTTTGATGAAACAAGGTGATGAATACTATGAAAAACACAAATCAAAAATAGAAATTAATATAAAAAATAATATTCCTGAAAGTAATGATTTTAATTATATGCCTACTAACATTAGAAATAATATTAACACTATGAACGGCACTTGTTATGAATATAACTTTACAATTAATACAAAAAAATACAATGTTTCTTTCTATATTGAGAACAATGATAAAATAGATAGAGAAAAAAGTATAAAAAAAATATTTATATGGTTATTTATAGCGAATGCCTATGCAAATGAAAAATGTTCTCAATATTTGAATATAAATTTATATTTGACTGATTTAAAAAAGGTTCTCCCAAATAATACAAAAATTATTAAACAAGAAAACGCGAATACCGCATTCACCACATCTTGTAAAAAACATACAGAAATTAATTTATTTAGAAAAGAAGAATGGTTTAAAGTTCTTATTCACGAAAGTTTCCATTGTACTGGTTTAGATTTTTCTGAATTAGAACATAGCGTTAGTAATAAAAAAGTTCTCACAATATTTCCTGTTAATTCTGACGTTAGATTATTTGAAACATATTGTGAAATGTGGGCTGAAATAATAAATGTTATGTTTATTTCTTATAATAAAACCAACACTATTGAGAACCTGAATGAGGATATAAAAAAGTTAATTGTAAAAACGGAAAAATTGTTATATTATGAGCGGTTATTTTCTTTATTTCAATGTGCTAAGGTTCTCCATTTCTTTGGAATAAAATATAATAATTTATATGAAAAAGATTTAACATCTATGAAATTGAGAGCAATGAAATACAAAGAAGATACAAATGTATTATCATATTATATTATAAAAAGTATATATATGTTCTATGTTAATGACTTTATAGAATGGTGTGTTGAGAACAATAATTATAATGGTATTGTATCATTAAATTTTAATAAAAATGATGAAAATATAGATAGGTATATTCAATTTATTAAAGAACATTTTTTAAATTCATCTTACACAGGTTCTCTTGCTATATTTGAAGAATGGTTTAAAAATATTAATGAAAAATCTCTTAGTTACGAAATTTACAATACATTACGAATGTGTGTTAATGAAGAATAAAAAAAAAGGCAAAAGCCTAATTTTTATTATTTAGTTAATAAATTGCAAATTACAAAATATAAAATATAAAAGATTAATACATTAATGTTGATTCGCGTAAATATAAATTTGTTGTTGTATTGTCTTGTAAATCGGTTTTAACTTCTTCGAATGGAATATTATTATCAATTTCATTGTTTGAAATAATTTTAGATTTCAGTTCAGCAATTTCAGCTTCCATTTCTTCCATTTTAGCTTTTTGTTCTTCAATTAACTTCTCCATAAATTGATTACTGGCAATCAATTGATGAATATTCAATTCAGGTGCTTTCACTTCTGGAATAGGAGTTTTATTAATTCTTACAGAGAAGAATCGGATTACATTTCTATTGGATGAACTTGTAATAGAATTCCAATTATTAGAATTATAACCAGTAAACTTTACTTCTTGGTTTTTTGTAATATAATCAATAAATTCTACAGCTGTTTCAAACCAATATTCAAAATGTACGAATGCTGATAATTTTGTTGTTCCATTTGGTTGCGATTTAGATACATAATCTACACGTGATACCTTACCTATTTGGACTTTTTCTTCAAAGTAATTCTTCATGCTTGCTTCATCAAATAATGGTTCTCCGTCCAATAACATATCTTTTGGTAAAAATGGAATGTATAAACTTTTCCATGATGGTTGATTGTTTTGTAATGGAGTTGATGAGCAATTAAATGATGCCATTGTAATAATAATTTAATAAAAGATATTAAAATAATAAAATATAAATTGCTTTATTAGACCGTTGTTAAATTCTTGCTTAGTTAATTATTTGTTTATTGTCTTACATACATTGGATAAAAAGGAATTCAATTTTTTACGATTTTAGCGATGTTCTCTTATGAAGGGTCTAATGTTCTCTTATACATTTAGGAAAAATTTTATTATAAAAAAATAATAAGTAAAATTTATTAAAAATAAATATAATATATAGTATATAATATGTCCGGACAATTCAATACTGCTAACTACAATACTATTAATGAAGAAATTCGCGCTATGTTAAGCACTGGTAAATATTCAGGTGTTGCTATTAATATATACACTAATCCTGAATGCACAGATGTTGCTTTAGATAATGATGGAAATAGAATTGAAAATAAATCTATTATTAATATTTCAAATACTAACGCCCATAAAGATAATGATGGAAATAACATTAATGCTACAGCAACTATTACATTTAGTGATAATTCTACTCTATTAGCAGATGACGAAACCGACCAATATTGGTATATATTAGTAGGCGTTCCACTTCAACTTACTAAGTTTTAATTGTCTCAAAAACAAAATCATATTTATTGGAAAATAAATATTATTTATTGTTCTATTTATTGTTCTAATTTTCATTACCAATTGTTCTTCTAACTTTCATTAATAACTCATCTGTTTTAGCAGGATTGCCTCTTTCAAAATGCATTAATTTAGCATCTTTTGTTTCCATTAATACTTTTTTCAAATCCAAATTTTGAGTAAATTTAGCCAACAACGCTTTTAATCTTTCTTCTTCATATCGTGGGTTAAGTCCCATTTCATAAAAATCGGAATCAATCACTATATTGTTTGATTTTGTTTTTTGACTTAATTTATTTTGTTTATTTGGTTTCGCCCCTAGCGCTTTAGCCAATATAACATCTTTGCTAATTTCACTTTCACTATCCAATGAAAATTGTAAATAAAAATCAGGAAATCCTTTTTTATATTGAGAACCTTGGAAATAATGTTCTACTGAACTCCATCTATGTCCGTCTAATGAAAATGGCGCAATCCAAGTATCATCTAATTTTTTTCGCCAATCTACACAAACGCTATCTTTATTCAATGTGTTAAATTCTGTTATTCTAGACTTTTTAATTGTTTCACCAGAACCTTTACCCGCTTTATTATGAGACGATTTTGAATAAAATACAAACACTGTTTCTGGGTCATATTTATCATATTCAATAACTTCGTCATCATAGTCTGGTGAACCTTCATCTGGAGACAATCCTAATTTCATTTTAAAATTACGAAACTCTCTTATTAAATAATAAGGACCCGAATTTTTCTCCATACATTTGTTAATTACTAAACATTTTATATCATAAGGTATTTCTGAAAATTTAAATATTTTCTTATCTTTATAAGTAATTAAATTATAATGATTTCCCAAATAACAACCTATAATATAATAATCTGGTGAAAAATTACCTTGTTTATTCAACTCATCATCATTCAATTGACCACATTGTAATACAGCATTGATATCTCCATTATTATATGCTTCTTCTGATAATATAATGATTTTCATATTTAATAATTTTTCTAATGTTGATATTGACCAAGTATCAGCCCAATAATTAGGAGTTTGTATGAATTCTTTTAATTTTTCCAAAGTGTCTATTCCTTCCATAAATTTAAATTCTTCTAATAATTCTTTTACATCTTCTTTTTCTATTTTTAAAGAATTATATTTTTCTATCATTTTTTTAGCTTCAATCAATAATTCTTTACTTTCTTCTTTGTTAGTAGTTCTATCATTTCGTTTTTTCAATTCATTGGTAATTTTTTTTATATCTTTCATTTCATTATCTTTATTTTGTAATTCGCTTAAAAAATTAACATATAGAGAACGGTATTGTTGGAATAAATCATCAGTTGCTTCAGACGCTAACAATGAACGCATTTTTTCTATGGTAATGTTATATCCTATTTGTTCATAAGCGTCTTTTATAACATATAATAAACAATTTCCATCACCAGATGTTACTTCTATACTATAATTATTATTTTTCATAAATTTTTCAACCCATTTATTTTTAGATTTCTCTACATATTCCAATTTATTATTTTCGCTGTCTTTTTCGGTTTCTTCTTGTAATCTTAATGGTGGTTTTATACTTGAATCAATTTCAAATAAACCATTCTTTAAAATTTCATTCGCTTTTTCTTGTTGTTTCGATTTTTTTTCTTCTGGTATTACTAATCGTGTAGCATCATTATCTTCGTGGTATTCTTCTTGTTCAATGTTCTCAATTTCAATTTCAATTTGTGGTTTTGTGGCTATTCCTTTTTCTATTTCTTCTAATTCATTTTCTTTGTAATTTGCGATAACTTCTCTTATATATTTTTCATTATCAAATAACAATACATTTCCTTTATCAAAATCAATCTCGTTTTCTTTTACTAAATTTTGTATATTATTCGCGTGTACTTCAAAAATGCCAATTTTTGCGTTAGCAACATTTCCTAACAATAAATAAATTGGATAATATATAATATCATATTGTGAATATGTATATTTTTCTTTACCAATAGCAATGTTTAAAATATTATTATAAATTTCCATTTCATAAATTTCCGTTTCATAACCTATATCACCATTTTCTATATCTTTTAATTCCTTATAATTAACTTTCTCAGGATTTATCTTTGACTTTACCATAATATAATTAAAATATATATTATTTACATTATAGATATATATTTTTAATTCTTTTTTACATAATTGTATTAGAATATTATTATAATAATATATTCTTCATTTCTTTAGAGCATCTAATATATCCATATATTTGAATATAGCACGACTACTTAAACTTTTTTTATCTTTCACTTTCAATTGAGAACATACTTTTATATTTTCTGTTACAATATCCCATTGTTCTTCAGAATGACAATCTGGCTTTGCTGTCGTTATCATTATAAATAGATTTTCGGTTATTTCCTCTATTTCATTATTTTTATTCAATTCATCCATATACTCAAACACTAAATCTTGTAAATATGTTATTAAACCAAATAATGTTGTTTTACTTATTAAATCTTTCTTCATTAAATTTACCATAAATAACGACAATGATTTACGTTTATCATTTGTTTTATTATAATTACAATATTTATCGTAATCTAAAGTAGGTTCTACATAAATTATTTCTTTTACACCATTTTTATATTGATTTATAAATACATCAATTATGCTTATAAATTGAGGAAAATTATTACATAATTCTTTATATAATTCAGCATATAATTCTGATAAAAATTTATTATTAATTGCGATTTCAAATATTGAATTTACTATTAATTTCATATCATTCTCTTTATTTTCATTATCATTATTCATAATATTATTTATATTTTCAATTATAATGTCTCGTTGTGATTCATAATTTTTAGCAGATATTTTATTCAAAGAAATACGAATATCATTTAATATTTTTTCTAATCCTTCTTTTTCTACTATTTTAGTAGGTTTGAACGCAATTGTCTTTCTAACATTTTCCCAATCATCATCTATTATTTTTTTTCCGTGTAATGTTTTATATTTTTTATTTTGAGAACCTGAATTAAATTGCCCCGATTTTTTATAATGTTTATCATTTTCATTATTTTGAACAAGCGATATAGTACTAATATATATTTCTAATTCTTTTTCCAAATTTTGTATTTTATCTATTACTATTTCAGGCAATTTGTATTCAAAACGGTCATTCATAATATTTACAAAATCATCATAATTATATTTCATATTTTTTGATATTATGATTTAATATTAAATATTATTACAATTTTATATCTTTTATTTAAATAATATATTGTGAATAGAACATAAATATATTGTGGTTATAAATGATATAATATTTGTTAAAATGAATAATGAAAAAATATTAGAATGCTGTGAAGATAATGAACAAAATATTAATACTTGGGACGATTTGAATTTAAAAAATGATTTATTGAGAGGTATATATTCATACGGATTTGAAAAACCCAGTGATATTCAAAAAAAAGCTATTTTACCAATAATAAATGGAAAAGATACTATAGCACAAGCACAATCTGGAACTGGTAAAACTGGAACTTTCGCAATTAGTTGTTTACAAAATATTGACCCTACCAATAAAAATACACAGGCAATTATTATTGCTCCAACACATGAGTTAGTAAAACAAATATATAATGTAATTTCATCATTGGGTAGTATGATGAATAATGTAACTATAAAAACAATTATTGGCGGAACATCTATTCAAGATGATGCTACTGAAATGCGTAAAAACTGCCCTCAAATTATAGTAGGAACAGCCGGACGCATATTTGATATGATTAAACGAAAATATATAAGAACAAAACATATGAAATTATTTATTTTAGATGAAGCGGATGAAATGCTTTCAAAAGGTTTTAAAGACCAAATTTACAATATTTTTCAACATTTTAATCATGATATACAAGTTGCTATTTTTAGTGCTACAATGCCAATTGAAGTGTTAGAGCTAACTAATAAATTTATGAAAGAACCAATTAAGATTATATTGAAAAATGAAGAATTATCATTGGATGGTATACAACAATGTTTTTTAGCTTGTGTTGGTGATAATGATAAATTTGATATGCTTAAGCGTTTGTTTTCATATATTAGTGTTTCTCAATGTATTATATATTGTAATAATGTGAATCGCGTAAATGATTTACAAAACGCAATGAATAAAGAAGGGTTTTCAGTTTGTTGTATTCATAGTTCTATGAATAAAAGTGAAAGAGAAATTGCTTTTAATAGTTTCCGTTCAGGTAGCTATAGAGTTCTTATATCATCTAATGTAACTGCACGGGGCATTGATATTCAGCAAGTTAGCACAGTTATTAATTTTGATATTCCAAAATGTGTTCATACATATTTACATCGAATTGGTAGAAGTGGTCGCTGGGGTCGTAAAGGATTAGCTATTAATTTTATTACGCATAATGATATACAATATATGAGAAATATAGAAAATCATTATAAAATTTCTATAAATGAATTACCAGATGATGTTAGAAAAATATTACAATAATTATAACATAAATAATAATAATATAAAAAAGAATTGATGATATTATTATAATGTCGCTAATTGAATTAGTAGATAATACACGAACTGATAAAAATGAAATTCATGGTTATTTAGAACTATATGAACAATTATTATCGAGATTAAAAACATCAGCAACCAATATATTAGAAATTGGAATTGGACCATATAAACACCCGCACGACCCAATACATAACTATTTCCCTACTGGAAATGGTGGTAGTATCAAATTATGGGCTGATTATTTTTCAAACGCTACTATTTACGCAGTAGACATTATTGATTATGATAATATTTATGATGGTATTAAAAATAATGATAAAATAAAACTATTTTCTTCCAGTAACGCATATGACGCACAATTTGTTAAAGAAAACTTTATTGACAAAGATATAAAATTTGATATGTTGTTGGATGATGGACCACATACATTACAAAGTATGATAAAATTTATTGAATTGTATTCTGGTTTAATAAATGATAATGGAATTTTAATCATTGAAGATATCCCAGATGTTGCGTGGTTTAATGAACTATTGAATATTACTCCTGAACCTCTAAAGCAATATGTAACTTGTTATGACGTAAGACATATAAAAAATAGATTTGATAGTTTAGTATTTGTTATTGATAAACAAGATAAATAAATATTTTTATACTCTAACCTAAAATATATATTTATAAATAAAATAAATATATATTGATGTAGTATTATAGTAAAGACAATGATAAAAATATTTTATTTATTCGGATTTCTTTATTTATTCATTCAATGCTTTTCAACGCCAATAAAATATTTATCAAAACCTCAATGGATTAGTATACATAAAATATTATTACATCCAGGAACAACGCCAGATATGCGTAATGATATTAATAAACTTTTATATAATCGTTTTGAAGATTGGGCTATTCGTAAAACATATTTATTTACACAATATCACTCATATACTTGTCGTAATATAAATGTAAAAGAACTTGGTATATATTCTTGTAATAGTTTACATAATGCTATTGTAAATTATAAACCGAAAGAAGTGTATAATGATACTTCCCAGTTTTTAAATTATGTAGGTAAATGTATTGATGGCGCATTATACACTGGATTAACTGAATTATATCCAATTACAATTCTACCTAAAAATATAAGAAAACAAAAACGAACAATAAAAAATAGATATTTATATAAAAACATGCTTGATACAATTTTTTTATCAAATGATATTATAGGTGAAGAACCAAAAGTAAATATAAATAGAAATAATGATAACTTATTTTCAAAATATGAATATATAGAGTTATGGAATGAAATAAACAAAGACTTTCCTTCTCTTGTAAAAAAGATTATGAAATTAAAATATTCATATGAATTTGACATTATTAGGACAAACAAAGAAATTGCGGAATTAATTGGTTGTTCTCAACAAAAAGTAATAACGAATATTAACAAAGCACGAAAATTATTGTCAAATAAATTCTAATTTATTACAGTTTAATAAATAACATTATTTTTCTATTGTCTACCTCCATGATATTTAGTAACATAATCAGAAATATTAACTATTTGGAATAAATATTATATAATTATTTTATATAATGATTTCGTCTTATAGATTAGGTGATTTAGTTATGTTAGGTTTATCAGAAAATGACATGAATAAAATATTAATAGAACATCCAAATTCAATTGGTAGTAAATATATTTTAGAAAAAAGAAATAATACTTGTTGTAATAATATTGATTTAATTACCAAAATTGTTATGGAAAACATAGTACAAAACTTAGATTTTTTACCAAAAAATATAACAGATAGCACATTAATACATTTAAGATTGGGAGATGTTGTTTCTGGAAATGAGTGGCACGAAAAAATAAAACGACCACTTGAAGTAGATTACATTAAATCATTAGTTTCAAATGATACTAATCCAAGGTATGTTATTGGAAAATGTTTTTTTGCTGCGCCGAGCTCAACAAACTACGAAGAATGTATTAATAAATCAAACGAATATTTACATAATGTAATTAATGAAATACAAGCAGAACATTTTAACTCTGGAAATGCCGATATAGATTTATGTTGTGCCGTAAAATCAAAATTATTTATACAAGGAAGGGGATTTTTTAGTAAGTTAATTGTTGAAATAAGAAAAAAATTAAACTTAAATAGCATTGAAACAACTACCCATGATTAATTGGGCATTTTAAATAAGAAAAGGTGTAAAAAATAATTGTAATAGAGTATAATTTATTATTCGTTTATAATATTTATAATTAATACATAAATATTATAATGATAAGTTTTAGTTCTATTAATATTATAACAAAATATTTCAATCCTGATGCTTCAAACTGTAATTCAAATGATACAAAAAATATAACAGAAACTATAAATAGAAACTTAGTAAAGAATTTCAAACTACCTATTCAATATTTAGATGGTTCTCAATTATTCTCTATTACAGATAATGTTTCAGATGATTTAGAATTAATCACCAAAGAAAATGAAAAACAAAAAACAATGTATCATTATTTATTCAAACCTACCCATCATTTTGGTGAGAACCTTATACCAGAATGGAAAAAATATTATACAACAAATATTGATTATTTAAATGATACCAAGAATGTTTTAGAGAATATGAATGAATATCGTAACACTTTATTACACGATAATTTTGATTATAAAATAAAATGTGAAAAAATAAATGATATTTGGAATGAATTAAAACACAACGAAGATTTTTTATCAAAATACAATTACATTGAATGGGATATGATTAAACATTTTAATAAATCCACGGATATTTTACAAATCATATCAATAATGAATTTAGCATCGCCTATGATAAGTTTTATTTTACCTTTTATGTTGTTAATCATACCGTTCATTATTTTAAAATTTCAAAATATTCCTATTACATTTGATGTTTATTTAGAGGTTCTCAAAGAAATAGCGAAAAATCATTTTATTGGGAAAGCATTAACTACTGGAATGAGTAATTTAACTCCTGATAAAGTATTATATTTAATTTTTATATTCGGGTTTTATTTATTACAAATTTATCAAAACGTTACTATGTGTAATAGAATGTATAATAATACTATAAAAATAAATGAATATTTGTTAGAAATGCGAGAATATATAAATTATTCTATAAAAAATATGCAATGCTTCTTGAAATTAAATAAAGAAATCAAATGTTATAATGGATTTTGTTATGATATTTCAAAATATTGTAATGAATTATTGGCAATGAAGACAATGTTGAACCGCATAAAACCATTTGAATTATCATTTGGAAAATTATTAGATATGGGCTATTTATTAAAATGTTACTATGAATTACATTCTCATAAAGAATGGGAGGATACATTAGTATTTTCATTTGGGTTTGAAGGATATATGAATAATTTATTGGGTGTATATGAGAACTTAGAAAATAAGAATGTTTCTTTTGCTAATTTTGATTTATCTGGCAATTGTAATATTGAAAAACAATATTATCCACCATTGGTTGATGAAAAACCAGTTAAAAATGATTGTAAATTTGATAAAAATATTATTATTTCATCGCCCAATGCTGGCGGTAAAACAACTATTATAAAGTCTACCATGTTAAATATCATTTTTTCTCAACAATTGGGTTGTGGATTTTATAAATCATGTCTTCTTAATCCTTATACACATATTCATTCTTATTTGAATATTCCAGATACTTCTGGTCGCGATTCATTATTTCAAGCCGAATCAAGACGATGTAAAGAAATTATTGATATCATCAATGATAGTAAAGAGAATTCGCGTCATTTTGGAATATTTGATGAATTGTATTCAGGAACAAATCCAAAAGAAGCAACCAAGTCTTCTTATGCTTTCTTATTATATTTATCTAAGAAAGAAAATGTTAATTTTATGTTGACTACTCATTATGTTGCTATTTGTAGTAAATTTAAAAAATCAAACAAAATACAAAATTATAAAATGGTGGTTGAGAACCTTGATAATGGTTGTTTGAAATATACTTATAAAATGAAAAAAGGAATATCAAAAATACAAGGCGCTGTAAAAATATTAGAACAAATGGATTATCCAAAAGAAATTATAGATAATGTTAAGAATTATCTTTGAAAAATAATATGATAATTTGAACCTATTGTTATACATTAAATACATTAAATACAATAAATAATATAAATAGTAGTTATTGTATATTAAAATAATGAATCTTATTTATATATGTGTTTTTCATAAAGAAAGTTATATTAATTTATTGAAACTACTTATTACTTCAATATCTGTAAAATCGCATATTAATAAATATACTACCGATATTCTAATTATTACATCTCCTACTTTCCAAATACTTATAGAAAAAGAATTATTAAATTTTGATTTACCAATAAATTACTATACATTAGAATTAAATACTTTATTCGAAGCCGGTTGTGCGAGATTAAATATTTTTGACTATGAAAACATTAATAAATATGATAATATATTATACTTAGATACAGATATTTTAGTTAATGGAAATTTAAATATAATTTTTAATAGTGATATACGTGCTGATAAAATATATGTATTAGAAGAAGGAAATATTGGACATGAATTTTGGGGTTCACAATTTTTTGATTTTTCTAAAATTAATAGCGATACGCCAGCGTTTACGTCTGGAATACTTTATTTCAAAAGAAGTCATCCAATTCAGGAATTATTTGAAGATATAAAAAAACATATTATAGATTATATTTTTATAAAAAAAAATGATATACCAAGTTGTCTTGACCAACCATTTATTGTATATAATTCGATATCAAGTAATAAATATGATAATCAATTGTTGAAGGGTTATATTGAAAATAATCCGTCTATTGTAGATACAGATAAAATTATATATCATTTTCCTGGTACTCCTGGTTTATACGAAGATAAATATAATAAAATGACTTCATTTTGGATAAAAATGAATAAAATTCCGCGATTGTTTTTCCAAACAAACAAAATAAAAAATGATGAATATGTTTCAAACATGATAAAATCACAATTAGGAAAAGATTGGGAATATAAATTTTATTGTGACGATGATATTATAATGTTTTTCAAAAATAATCCAATACAAGAATTACCAGAAATTATAAACGTTTATAATTCTATTGCTAATGGCGCACATAAAGCAGATTTATTTCGTTATTATTATTTATATTTAAATGGTGGATTTTTTATGGATTCTGACGCAATGATATATGCAAATATAGATTATATAATAAATGATTTTAATTTTGTATCAGTTAACTCGAGCTGTCATTCTGGAACTATTTTTCAAGGAATCTTAGGCGCATCACCGAAAAATGAAATAATAAAAAGAGCTTTATTTCATGCTTATAATACAGAACCGCAGCAATTACAAAACTATTATCATTATTTTTGTAAACAATTATATGATATTATAAAAGAAAATACTTTTGGATATAATATTAAATTGTATAATGAACAGAGAGTAGACCATGACAATGGTGATGATATATTTGATGAAAAATATATTTTGTTATTCAAACATTATTGGAAACATAAAATAATACCTCAATATAAAAATAATTATTGGATAAACGGGGGTGGTTGTGGTT